CCGCTGCCGATCCCCCCGCTGCCCCGGCGCCGCGCCGCCGTCGTCGCACCGCCGAGACGAGCGGTGAGGCGGCCCCGTGAGAATCGCCTTCTATTCAAACAGCCCGCACATCGGGACGGGGTACGGGACGCAGACGGCGCAGCTCACGAAGAGGATGCGGGCCGACGGTCACGAGGTGGCGGTCCTCAGTAACTACGGGACGGTCGGCGGGATCTTCGAGTGGGACGGGATGCCGGTGTACCCGATGGGCGCCGACGCCTGGAGCAACGACACGATCGTCGCCCACACCATGGACTGGGGCCGCCGTGGCCCGGTCGCCTTGTTCACCCTGTTCGACGTGTGGCCGCTGCGGAACGAGCAGCTCGACCGCATCCCGCAGATCGTGTCGTGGGTGCCGATCGACCACGCTCCGGCGCCGCCGGAGGTGCTGCGCTGGTGTGACCGTCCGAACGTGTTGCCGGTGGCGATGGCCGAGTTCGGCCGAGAGATGCTCGGCCTCGCCGGCGTCGACCACCGCTACGCACCGCACGGCATCGACACCACAGACGTGTTCACCCCGGACGCCGACGGCGACGGGTTCCGCAAGCATCACGGCATCCCCGCCGACGCCCACCTCGTCTGCCTGAACTTCGCCAACAAGGGCAACGGCGCATGGCACAGGAAAGCGCCGGCCGAGATGTTCATGGCGCTCGGCGAGCACATGCAAGCGCACCGCGACACCTGGGCGTATCTGCACACGATGACGGACCGGGGTCACGGCGGCTGGGACCTCGAGCGGCTGATGGCCCGGTTCGGGATCCCCCGGGACCGTGTGAAGGTCGTTGACCAGTACCGCTACCGCACCGGCGTGATCCCCCAGGAGCATCTGGCCGCCGCTTACACGGCGTCGGACGTGCTGCTGTCCACGTCGCTCGGCGAAGGGTTCGGACTGGCGGTCATCGAGGCGCAGGCGTGCGGCACCCGGGTGATCGTCACCGACGCCACCGCCCAGCCCGAGCTCGTCGGCGACGGCTGGAAGGTCGAAGCGCAACCGTGGTGGGACGAGGCGATGGACGCCTGCCTGTTCACCCCGTCGGTGCCCGGTATCATCCGGGCGCTCGCCGAGTCGCATGGGCTGCGAGGCCGCAGCGACATGGCCCGCAAGCACGCCGAGCAGTGGGACGCCGACCTCGTCTACGCCCGGGACTGGCGCCCGATCCTCGCCGAAGTCGAGGAGCGACTCGAGGTGCTGGAGCCGGTGCCGTGAAGGTCGCATGGGTGACGCATCACGTCGGCGCCGGCGACCCGGCAGACGGGTGGCTTCCCGGCGAGCATCGTGGCGGCGGCGAGATGACCGACGCCGACTGGCGTGCCGCCGCCCCGGACCGGGTGACGGTCGACGTGATCGGCCCGGACGACTGGCGCGACGCCACGGTCGGTTACGACCGGGTGGTCGTCACCGGCACCGACCTGCTGTCGGAGCAGGCGATGCGGTCGCTGGCAAAGCTCCGCCCCGTCGTGGCCCTGCATCACCGCCAGACCCGCTCCGCTGGCCGCCAGGCGCTGCTGGAAGCCGCCGACGCGGTGATCCTGCACACCCCAGCCCACGAAGCCGTGGAGCGCCAATGGGCGGCGCTGAAGCGGGTGGTGCATGTGCTGTCGCCGATGCGGCTCGAGGAGTTCCCACCGCAGGCCGCCGAGCGGCGCCAGGTGGCGTTGTGGGCGGCACGGAACCACCCGTTGAAGGGGCAGGGCCTGGCCGCCGGGTACGCCGCCCGCAAGGGCTGGCCGTTCATGGCGCTGACCGGGCAGCCCCGCAGCGTCGTCCTCGACGCCATGGCCGAGGCCCGCTGGTTCCTGCACCTACCGCTCGAGTTCGAGAGCGAGGGCCGCTCGGTGATCGAAGCGGTCCTGTCGGGCTGCGAGGCGATCGCCAACCGGAACGTCGGCGTCACCAGTCACGAGCGGTGGCGTGACGTCGGCTGGATAGCCGAGCAGACCTCGGTGGCCGGCGACCGGTTCTGGGAGGTCGTATGCGGGTCGGCGTGATCGTCCCCACGCTCGGCCGCCCGCACCGGGTCGCACCGCTCGCCGACGACATCGCCGCCGCATCCGACGGCCACGACGTCACCGTCCACTTCGTCGCCGAAGCCCACGACGCCGCCACCATCCAGGCCGTGTCGGAGCATCCGACGGCAAACCTGATCGTGAACCGGCGCACCGCCAACTACGCCGGAGCGATCAACACGGCAGTCGCCGACACCGACGAGCCGTGGCTGTTCGCCGGCGCCGACGACCTCCACTTCCACCCCGGGTGGCTCGACGCCCTCGAGCCGTTGCTCGACGACTGGGAGGTGCTCGGCACCAACGACCTCGCCAACCCCGAGGTCCTCGCCGGGCAGCACGCCACCCACTACCTGATCTCCCGCAGCTACGCCCGTCACGCCGTCATCGACCAGCCCGGCCTGATGATGCACGAGGGCTACACGCACAACTGGGTCGACCGGGAGCTGGTCGGCACGGCGAAGCACCGCAACGTGTTCGTGCCGGTCCTCGACTCGGTGGTCGAGCACCTGCACTGGTGCTGGGGCAAGGCGGGCATGGACGGCACCTACGCCAAGGGCCGGGACTCAGAACTGGATGACCGCAAACTTTACGCCTCCCGGCAACACCTGTGGGGTGGGCTGTGATCGCCGTGACCGGCGCCGGCGGGTTCCTCGGATCCCACGTCGTCGCCGAGCTCACCCGCCGAGGGTTCGACGTCCGGGCGATCGCCCGCACCGAACCCACCGGCCCGTTCCGTGCCGAGGCGTGGGCGTCGGCGAAGCAGCGGATCGTCGCCGATCTGCGTGCCGGGTTCCCGTTCCACGGCTGCGACATGGTGGTGCATCTTGCCGCCGACATGGGCGGCGCCGGGTACTTCCACAGCGACCGCGACTTCGACGCCTACCTGAACAACAGCACGATCACCGCCGGCGTCATCGAGGCGTGCGGCCGCTTCCGAGTCGGGCGCCTGTTCGCCGCGTCGTCGGCGTGCGCCTACGGCACCTCGACGCAGATGACCGAGGGCTACGCCCCGAAGCTCGCCGAACATCAGCTCGACCAGCTCGGCGCACCCGATCAGCTCTACGGCCGGGAGAAGCTGAACCTGATCCGGTTGTGTGAGCGGGCACCGTTCGACGCCCGCACCGGCATCCTGCACACGGTCTACGGGCCGGGCCAGGAGACGCACGGTCAGCGCCGCAAGTTCCCGACCGCCGCAGCGCAGAAGGCACGGGCAGCCCGCAGCACCGGCACGATCGAATGCTGGGGCAACGGGCAGCAGCTCAGGTCCTACCTGTACGTCGATGACGCCGTGGACCGCATCCTGCGAGTGCTCCTCGAGGACGTGTACGTCGGCCCGGTGAACATCGGCGCCGAAGGTGCCGTGTCGTGCGCCGACGTGATCCGGCTCTGCTGTGACCTAGCCGGGGTGCCCCACGTCGAGATCACCTACACGCCCGACAAGCCGTCCGGGGTGCTCGGCCGGGACTGCGACAACACGCTGTTCCGAGACGTGTACGGCGTGCCCGTGCAGACCTCCTACGCCGACGGTTTCGGTCGGCTGATCGACTGGCTCGACGCCGAGGGGATCGACCCGTGACCGACTACTGCACCCTCGCCCAAGTGAAGACGGCGCTGCGGATCCCGGTGGAGGACACCCGGGACGACGAGCGCATCGAGCTGGCGATCTCGGCGGCGACGCAGGCTATCGAGGACTACTGCGACCGGTCGCTGATCGCCGCCGGCACCGCAGCCACCACCCGCATCTTCACCCCGGACTCGGACCGCATCTGCACCATCGATGACCTCGGCTCGATCACCGACCTCGTGATCAAGACCGACGGTTCCGGCGACGCCACCTGGGACACCACGTGGACGGCGACCGACTACCAGCTCGAGCCGGTCACCAACCGGCGCGGTCAGCAGTCGCTGCCGTACACCCGCATCCGAGCGATCGGGGACTTCCTGTTCCCGCTGCTGCCGTCCCGGCAGTACCCGGGGCAGGCGACGGTGCAGGTCACCGGCCGGTGGGGTTGGCCGACGCAGCCGGACGTCGTCACCAAGGCGGCGGTCCTGCAGTCGGTGCGGTTCTTCAAGCGGGACGAGGCGCCGTTCGGCGTCACCGGGTTCGGCGACGTCGGCGTGATGCGGATCACCCGCAGCCTCGACCCTGACGTGCAGGCGCACCTCGACCCGTTCCGCCGGGTCGAAGGGTACGCCTGATGACCAAGCCGACGATCACCGCCATCCGGGAAGCGCTTGCCGACGTGCTCACCGGCGTGGACGGCCTGCGGGTGTACGCCACCGTCCCCGACCAGCCGTCGGTGCCGGCGGCGATCATCGCCTTCGCCGGTCGTGACCCTCGCCGCCAGTTCGGCTACCCGGGCGGCGAGTACCAGTTCAGCGTCACCTGCCTGGTGCCCCGCACCGCTTCGACGCAGGGGCAGGAGCTGCTCGACGAGTACGCATCCGCCGGCGCCGATCTGTCCGTGCAGGCGGCGATCGAAGCGTTGACCGAGGTCGACGGGCAACCCGCCCGGGCGACGGTCACCGCCATCGGGCCGGAGACGGCGGTCGTCGTCGACCCGCTCACCTACATCGGCGTCGAGTTCTCCGTCGCCGTGTTCATCTCGTAGGAGGCCCCGTGCCGTACAAGGTGCTCGCCGTTCCCGTCGCCGGGGTCGCCCCCGGACGCACCCTCACCGACGACCAGGCCGCCGGCCTGAACGTCGAAGCCCTCGTCGCCGGCGGGTTCCTCGCCGCAGTCGACGCCAAGCCCGCAAAGCCCGCCCCCACCCCGGACCCGGAGGACTAGCCCGATGGCAAAGTTCTATTACAAGAACCCGCATGTCATGGTCAACGGTGTTGACCTCTCCAGCTACTGCGCCTCGGCGACCGTCGAGTACTCGTGGGACGAGATCGAGACCACGAGCTTCGGCAGCAACGGCAAGCGCGAGCGCCAGGCCGGGCTCGAGGACGGGTCGGTGAGCCTGGAGTTCCACCAGGACTTCGCCGCCGCCACCGTCGATGCCACCATCGCCGCCATCGCCGGCTCGACCGCTCCTGTGCGGATCACCCCGGCCGGTTCGGCGGCCAGCGCCACCAACCCCTCGTTCCGTGGGACTGCGGTCGTGCTCGGCTACAACGCGATCGACGGCTCCGTCGGCGACCTGGCGACGTTCAGCGTCACCTGGCCGATCACCGGCGGCTGGGCGAGGGCGACGGCCTGAGCCATGGCAAAGCTTCTCCGCATCCAGGTCACCGCCCTTGACGGCACCACCCGCTCCTACCCGCTCACCCCTCGGGTGCAGATCGACACGGAGCGCAAGTTCGGCAAGGCGTTCGGCAAGGTCTTCGAAGAGGGCCTGCTCGAGTCGCTGTACTGGGTCGCCTGGTGTGCGGCTCATCGCAGCGGCGAGATCGTCAAGCCGTTCGAGGAATGGGTCGACGGCGTGCTCGCCGTCGAGCCGGAAGAGGACCCGGCGTCCGGCCCTTTCACCGGGACAGCGTCGAATGGCGGGTGATCGCTGTCGCCGCTGAAACCGGCATCCCGCCGCAGGCGCTGATCGACGACCCCCGCTGGTTGGACGGCATCGTCGCCTACCTCCAGTGGCGGGCGTCGGAGCAGGAAAGGCGCAACCGTGGCTAGACCGACCCGTGGCGCCGACTCGATCCGGGTGCAGGGCCTGCGGGACCTGAACCGGGCGTTGCGTGACCTGCCCGACGACGGCGACGGACAACGCCTGCTGAAGCAGGCCAACTACAACGTCGCAGAGTTCGTCGTCGACAAGGCCCGCCCCGCCTTTCAGGCGCTCAACGGCGAGACGAAAGGCCAGGCGGCGAAGGTCGCCCGGACCCTGCGGCCGGCGAAGAACCAGCTCCGCGGCGTCGTCGCCCTCGGTAACGCCCAGGTGCCGTGGGCGGCGGGCGTCGAGTTCGGCGCCATCCGCAACAAGCGGCGTCTGGTGAAGAACACCGGCGGCCGGGCCACGATCGTCCGGGACGAGGAACGCCTCGGCCGGGTCATCAAGAACGTCCAGGCGCAGCGGAACATCAACACCGGCCAGCAGGTCCGCGTCACCCGCATCATCCGAGGCTGGAACCAGTTCCTCGAGTGGCGGGGCAACCGTGAAGGGGCGGGCTACGCCCTGTTCCCGACGATGCGGAAGAACATGCAGGAGATCGTCGACTTCTACGGCGACGAGCTCGACAAGGTCATGAAGGCCGCCTTCCCCGACTAGGAGCCGATGTGGCGTCGTCCCGGATTCTCAAGGTCGAGATCCTCGGCGACGCCCGAGACGCCCTCAAGGCGTTCGGGCAGGTCGGCGACGGTGCCGACGGCATGGGCGCCAAGCTGGCGACGGTCGGCAAGGCCGGAGCGGTCGCCATCGGAGCGATCGGCGGGGCAGCGATCGGCATCGGCGGCGCCCTGTACGGCATCGGCGCCAGCTTTGACGACGCCTTCGACCAGATCCGGGTGGGGACCGGCGCCACCGGCGACGCGCTCGCCGGACTGCAGGAGTCGTTCAAGACGGTCGCCGCTAACACGCCCGCTTCGTTCGGCGAGGTGTCGACGGCGATCACCGACCTGAACCAGCGCCTCGGCCTCACCGGGCAGCCGCTCGAGGACCTCACCACGCAGTTCCTGAACCTGTCCCGGATCACCGGCACCGACGTCGGCAGCAACGTCGAGAACATCACTCGCCTGTTCGGCGACTGGGGTGTCGCCGTTGAGGACCAGTCCTCGACGATGGACATGCTGTTCCGGGCGTCGCAGGCGACCGGTGCGGGCATCGACCAGTTGTCGCAGCAGGCCGTGCAGTTCGGTGCGCCGCTGCGGCAGATGGGGTTCGGGTTCGAGGAGTCCATCGCCCTGCTCGGCAAGTTCGAGAAGGAAGGCGTCAACACCGAACTGGTGATGGGGTCGATGCGGCAGGCGCTCGGCCGGTTCGCCCGAGCCGGCGAGTCGGCACCGGATGCGATGGCCCGGCTCACCGACGAGATCCGCACCATGGAGGATCCGACGGCGGCGACCGCTCGGGCGATGGAGATCTTCGGCGCCCGTGCCGGACCGGACATGGCGGCAGCGATCCGCGAGGGCCGCTTCGACCTGGGCGAGCTGTTCGGCACGATCACCGACGGCACCGACACGATCAACGGCGCCGCCGCCGACACCGCCGACTTCTCCGAGAAGTTCCAGATCCTCAAGAACAAGGTCCTCGTCGCCCTGGAGCCGGTCGCCACCCGGGTGTTCTCCGCTGTCGGCGACGCCATGGACCGCATCATCCCGATCGTCGAGCGGGTCATCGCCATCTTCCAGGAGGACGGCCTCGGCGGCGTGTTCCGCTACATCGGCGACGCATTCCGGGACGCCTGGCCGGACATCCGCCGCACGCTCGGCCGGATGGCCGAGGCGTTCTGGGCGTGGGTGCAGGACGTCACGCCGCCGCTGCTGGCCGCGCTCGGACGGCTGTTGCAGCAGCTCGGCGAGTGGATCTGGAACACGGGCCTGCCGTGGCTGCGGGAGCGGCTCGCCCGGTGGACCGAGGCGTTCTTCGCCTGGGCCGCCGAGGCGATCCCGCCGGCGCTGGAGGAGCTGGGCAAGCTGCTCGGCAAGGTCGGCGAGTGGATCCTCGACGAGGGCCTGCCGCTGCTGATCGAGAAGCTGCTCGAGTGGGGCAAGGCGTTCATCGAGTGGGTGGGTCCGATGATCGGCCCGCTGCTGCTCGAGCTGGGCAAGCTGCTGCTCAAGGTCGGCGAGTGGATCCTCACCGACGCCTTGCCGAAGCTGGTCTCCAAGATCGGCGAGTGGGCGTGGGCGTTCATCAACTGGGTCGGCACGGAAGCCATCCCCGGCTTGCTGCGGGAGCTCGGCAACCTGATCGTCCGGGTCGGGTCGTGGGTCATCACCGACGGCATCCCGAAGTTCGTCAGCTTCGGCGGCGACCTGGCCGAGGCGATGGTCGACAAGATCGTCGACTTCTTCGCCGGCCTGCCCGAGCAGATGGGCGACGTGATCGCCGACATGCGCCAGCTCGGCCGGGACTTCGCTCGGGCGATGATCAACGGCCTGATCGCGATCTGGAACCGGGCCGACCTGACGTTCCCTCGCATCGAGGTGCCGTCGTGGGTGCCGGGCATCGGCAACCGTGGGTTCGGCGGGTTCGACGTGTTCCCGGATGTGGAGTACCTCGCCGAGGGCGGCATCGTCACACGGCCGACGCTTGCGGTGATCGGTGAAGCCGGACCGGAGGCGGTCGTGCCGCTCAGCCGTGGCGGCGCTGCGATGGGCGCCGGTGCCACCTACCAGATCACCGTCAATGCGCTCGATCCGCAGGCTGCGGGTCGGGCGGTGGTGGATGCGATCCGGGCCTATGAGCGCAGCAACGGCAAGGGTTGGCGGGTGGCGGCGTGAGCCTGCCTGATGTGTCGATCCTTGCCGACGGCACCGACGTGGCGCCGTGGGCGTTCGAGGTGCGGGTGGATCGTGGCAGGGGACGGGAGCTCGACCCACCGAGCGCCGGGATCTGCGAGTTCTACCTTCGCAACAGCGACGGCCTGTGGAACCCGGGCAACACGGGTGGGACGGTCGGGTCGACCAGCCCGCCGGCGGATCTGCTGGCGCCCGGAACGAAGTTGGCGGTCAACTGCGACAACGGCACCGCCAGTGACTCCACGCTGTTCTACGGCCGCATCCGATCCGCCGACTACTCCTACGACGTGTCCGGCGACGCCGTGGTGCGGGTGCAGGCCGAGGATGCGATGGCCGGTCTGGCCCGCCGCAACCTCACCGGGTTCAGCCACGACGTGCTGGCCTACGGCCCTGCTGTGCGGGCGGTGATCGATAACGTCGACTACGTCGACCAGATCAGCGTGTGGGGCACGGCGTTGCCGTTGCTCGAACCGGCGCTGGGTCGTGGCGTCACGACGATCGCCCCGTACGGCACCGCCGAATCCGAAGGCGTCGCCGCCTTGGAGTATCTGACGGCGCTGGAGGCGACGGAGCAGGGCCGCATCTACTGCACTCGGCAGGGGTACCTGACGGCGCTCGGCCGGTACGACTCCGGGTTCTCGGCGGCGGTGACGTTCACCGACAACCCCGGTTCCACCGCCACCTACCCGGTCGGCTATCAGACGATCAGCGGCCGGTCGGGCGGCGACGTGCTCTACACGAGGATCATCGGCTACTCGCCGACCGACCAGGCGTGGCGGTCGGTGACCGCTGCGGGCACCGCCACCTACGGGCTGACGTCGGATCTGAGCATGAGCAACCTGCGGGCGGCGAACGCCGACCTGACCGAAGGCGTGCTCGGCCTGCTGGCCGAGACGTACGACGACCCGGAATGGCGGGTGCAGGAGATCAGTTGCAAGCCGTTCGCGACGGTCGCCGCCGGGACGGCGTTGAAGCTGGCGCTGGAACTGGACTTGGCCGACGCCGTGACCGTCGAGTTCACCCCGACGGCGGGGTCGGCCGTCACCAACGTCCACATCGTGCAGGGCGTCCGGCACACGATCACACCCGGCGATCACGTCATGGCGTTGAGCCTGAGCGTCAAGCAGTGGAACCGGGACGACCTGATCGTCTTGGACACCTCGACGCTCGGCACCGCCGGCACCGACACCCTGGCCTACTGAGGAGTCCTTCATGCCCGGTACGAAGACGTGGGCCAGCGGCGACACCCTGACGGCCGCCGACATGAACGCCTACGCCCGCGGCGGCCTCGTCATGGCGTACGCCAGCAAGACGTCGGCGGAGAACTTCACCACGCTGGCCGACGTCACCGGCCTGTCG